GGCGCTGTGAGCCCACCAGTTGGCTAAATTTTTGATTTTTTTTATCAATTTCATTCACCTGGAATGGGGCACGGTGTACCCCTCACGCGCACGCGCGCGCGGATTAAAGTACAATCAAAAATCCGGTGCCTGGGCTTGCTGCCCGCGACACCGGAAGGGGGTATGAAATTGGGGTTTCACGGCGATTTCACCTCACCGCCGCCAGAAGATGCAGCCGAACACGCCGTTGACGAACACATAGCAAGGTTCGGATTTAGAATGATGCGGCCCGCCAGATAATTCCAAATCCGAACCTGTGTCGGGTTTGGAATTTTCTTTTGTTTCAAGGACTTCCAGCAGGTCGCGGTGGGTCACTTGCTTGCCGCCGCGTATGTTGTAAAAGACGATGATGCGGTCGTTGTAGACGTAGACGCTGTTGATAAAGATGTCGATCAGGCGGGCGCGGAATTCGGTGTCGGAGGGATCCCCGTCCCGGAAGGTGTTCAGCCAGGAAACGACTTCCTTGTCGGTCAGACGGAGATTCATAGCGACGCGCAGCTTGGCAACGTCGGTTTCATATTCGGACTTCTGCGCGTCCAGCTCTTCCATGCGGGCGTAGATCTTCTTATGGGCGGCCTTGGGCGCGTCAATCAGGGCGTCCACCAGTTTGTCAAGCTCCCGGTCGATCTGGGCAAGCGCTTTTTCCAGATCTTCCACGCGGGAATTGGAAAATTCCTTGTTGTATTCCTTCACGACGGCGGACGCGATGCGCTTCATGCGGGCGGGCGTCAGAATGTATTCCATGGTCTGAGCGACGATATGGGTTTCCAGGTCGTCCTTGCGCTCGGTATCCTTCCGGCATCCCTTTTTCCGCTTCCGGTTGTAGCAGCAGTAATAGGTATGCAGTTTGCCGGTATGGGACGTGCCGGATTCCCCGAACATCGGGGATCCGCACAGGCCGCAGTATGCTTTCCCCTGCAAAAGATACGGGATATGGGCTTTCGCGGCGGCGGGCGCGTGGGCGCGCTTGTCCAGACGGGCCTGCACCTTGTCGAAAATCTCCCGCGTGATAATGGGATCCGCGCAGGGAACCACCTTGCCCTGGTAGATGTATTCCCCGATATAGGTTGTCTGACGCAGCGCGTGCTGGAAGGACGTGTAGCACAGGGGATTTCCCCTGCCGTTGCGGACGCCGCGCCGGTTCAATTCGTCGATAATGGCTTTCTTGTCGGTGCCCCTGGCGTATTCCTCGAATACGTATTTGATAATCGGGGCGGTTTTCTCGTCCGGGACAAGGCGGTGATTGACGGCCTTATATCCGTAAGGGATACTGCCGCCGCAGTAATAGCCTTTTTCCACGGATTCGCGCAGGCCGCGCCGGACGTTCTGGGACAGGTTGGCACTGTAGTATTCGGCCATGGATTCCAGCAGCCCTTCCAGGATGATCCCTTCGGGACTGTCGGTGATGTTCTCCTTGACCGACACCACCTTGACGCCGTACTTTTTCAGGCGGGCCTTGTAGATGGCGCTGTCATAGCGGTTGCGGGCGAACCTGTCCAGCTTCCAGACGATGACCAATTCAAACTGGCGCTTGGCCGCGTCCGCGATCATGCGCTGGAATTCCGGGCGGGCATCCTTGGTGCCGGTCAACGCGCGGTCGATGTATTCCCCGATCACCGTGACCTGATTTTTCCCGGCCCATTCGTAGTTGTCGCGTAGCTGTCCTTCAATGGACTGCTCCGTCTGGCCGTGGCTGGAATACCGGGCATAAATTACAGCTTTCATGCGTTATACTCCTTGACTTTCAAGGCCGCAAGCGCTATAATAATAGCGCAAGTCGGACAAGTGGTGTTGGCTGATTTTGCAGGCCGTTCCGGGAAACCGGGGCGGCCATTTTTTTATCTGTACAGCGCGCCGGATCCGTCGCCGCGCGCAATGCCGTTTCCGTCGTTTTCACACCAGAATGTGGCGGTATACAGGGAATCGGGATCCACGGCGGGGATTTTCCAGCAGAACATCACGGAATCGAAGGTCAGGCCGGGATATGTTTCCGTCAGGACGGCAATCAGGGCGTCGGTGTAATCTTCCACCATGGGCCGCAGGTCGTCTTTCGTCCCGTCCGCATAGCAGTCCATGTAGAAACGGGCGGAAGCGACGCGCTGCGCGTCCGGTTCCAGGACGATTTCTGGATTGTTCACCTGCGTGACGTATCCCAGGGCGCGGCCCGCCTGGTTGACTGTGGAGAACAGGCAGAACACAAGGCGGTTTTCTTTCGTGAAAATCTCGTCACTGACGGTAATCTGGATCCCGTAGCGGGACAGAATGGATTCTTCCGCATCCAAAGGCAAATCCGCATTTCCGTGGAGATAGTCGAACAGCCAGAGCAGCTCATCCAGCGACAAATCCAGCAAGTCCATATTCAGATGATAGGAATACTTGCCTTTTGTTTCGCCGTTTTCCTTCGCTTCAATGGCAAGATTGACATTGAACGTCAGGATCGTCCTGTCCGCTTCGGTCAGCCCTTCCAGGCGACTGTACGGGATTTCCGCCAGGGCGGAACCGGTCAGCAACAGCAGGACCAGCAGGACGGCAAGCAGCTTTTTCATATTCATTCCCCTTTCACCGTCTAAAATCGGCATAGATTATATTGCCGCAGCGCCGGATGATCCTTCTTTTTGTATGTCAGGATTGCCCGAAAGGCCGCGAACAGTCACCATGACGGCGGAACGCGCCGTATCGTTCAGCCCTCTATACAAGGAAATAAGCTCGGCTTCGTCCTTTGTTTCGCAGACGACGGAAGCCGTGTTTCCGTTCGGAACAAAATCTTCCGGTCTTTCATAATCGTCGATGGCGAGATAGTCCAGCGACACCTTGAAGAAAGCGCAAAGCCGGTTCAGGGTGGAAAGGCGCGCGTTTTCCGCGCCGCGCTCATACAGGCCGACGATGGTTGTGTACGGGATGCCGCTTTGCTGGGCCAGGGTGTGCTTGTTCAGGCCGTCCCTTTCCATCAGCCAGTCCAGTTTTTGTAAAAAATCCATGGTAACGCCTCCTTCTTCCGCTATTATAAAGCCTTTCAAGAGCAGGGTCAAGAAAAAATTTACCGAAAGCGGTAAAAAAGTGTTGACAAACTACCGGCGGCGGTATATCATAATACTCAGTTACCGCAAACGGTAAGTCGAAAGGAGGAAAAATGGATGCTGGGCAATCTGATCGCGGCCCTTGACAGTAAGAAGATTTCGACGCTGGCCGTTGCCCAACTGCTGGGTGTGACCGAGAAAACCGCCTACAATAAGATTTACGGCAATACGGATTTCACCCTGCCGGAAGCGCTGCGGCTGAAAGTCAACCTGCTCCCGGAATACGACCTGTATTATCTTTTTACACCGACCGCAGAAACCATTACTGCATGAGGTAAATACGATGGCAAAAGACGAAGGGTTTATCCAGATCGGATACACCGCATTGCGCGACCCCGCAACCGGGAAATATCTGCCCGCTGTGCCGCTGTATATCAAAGCGGAGGATGGGGCCGGTGAAGCGGAACAGAAGGTGATTGACGACATCGGCAACCTTCTGGCGCTGCGGATGAAAGCCTACATGGACGGATGCAAGGAAGCCGGGGTGGAAGTGTGAAAAAGACCATCGCCGTGGATTTCGACGGGTGCCTGTGCGAGGCGAAGTGGCCGGACATCGGGGAAGCAAGGCAGCAGGTGATCAATGAACTGATCAAGCAGCAGGCCGACGGCGCGAAGCTGATTCTGTGGACGTGCCGGGAGGGGCTTCAGCTCCAGGCGGCGGTCATGTGGTGCCTGAACCACGGGCTGAAATTCGACGCCATCAACGACAACCTGGAAGAAAACAAGGAGTATTTCGGGAACAACAGCCGGAAGGTGTGGGCGACGGAATACTGGGATGACAAAAACGTGCTGGTTGTGGCGACGGGCAAGGTGACAAGCCTTGCCATGGCCCGAACCGAGGGCGGCATGACCGTGAAACAGTGGCTCACGAAGGATTTGCAGTTTGTCGGCAACCCCTGGAAGCCGAAACGGAAGAAAAAGTGGTGGCAGATATGGCGCTCCGAATGACCGAAGAAGAATTTGCCGAATGGCAGCGGCGGCATCAGCAGCAGAACAGCCGGGTTTATACCCCGCAAACGCTGGATTACGGCGCGATTTCCGGGGCGGTTCCGGCGAATGAAAGACCGGACGCGGCCCCGACGTGCTGCCAGCCGCCGAAACGGCCCAAATACGGCAATAAGCGCGTGGAAGTGGACGGAATCAAGTTTGACAGCAAACACGAAGCCGAATTCTACCAGTATTTGATGCTGCGGGTGCGGGCCGGGGAACTGAAAAGCGTGCTGCGGCAGGTGAAATTCGACCTTCCGGGCGGGATCCAGTACGTGGCGGACTTTGTGACCATCGCCCCGGACATGATGATCGAAGGGGTATACGACGCGAAAAGCGAGATCACGAAGCAAAACCGGGTGTATATCAACAAGAAAAAGCAGATGTTGGCCTGTTGGGGGATCGAAATTAAGGAGGTCTGACCATGGCGGCGAAGCGGTTTCACATTGAAACGCCGGATCAACTGCGGGAACTATCCGAACTGACGAAGGAACACCCGAACGGGCTTGAAAACCTGATCCGGGTATGGACGGCGACGAAGCGGAAGCAGGGCAAAACCAACTGGGACAACAAGTTTTTCGCCTGCTTTTCGGGAACCAGGGATCGAATCAGCGCGATTGTGCACTTCAACAGCCAGGGCGAACTGACCCATTCAGCACCGATTCAGTACAATAAAGCGCTGAACTGGTGCGAAAGCCATTTGAGGGAGGTCTACGACTGATGGATCGGATTACCGTTTTCTTCCATGACTGCCGCGCCGTGACGTTCGACCGGGACAAGGTATCCTTTTGCAGCGGCGACGGGACGTTCTTTGACTTATGCGAAGCGGAAAAGCCGGAGGACGAAAAGAAGTATTCCGCGCTGGTGCGGGACGGGAAAGCCCTGGTGAACTGGGATAACGTGTGCTTTGTGAAGGAAAGCGCGGAACGGGACGAAGATCTGTAGGAGGGCAAGCATGGCCTGGTACTGGTGGATCCTGATTGTGCTGCTGGCGGTATGGATCGTTAAGACGATGTGACACATGCGGCGGCAGGCTTGCGGGTGGGCGTGATGACAAGACAGGTTCTTCTTCATTCTCTTCAAAGTACCTCCTTTGAAATATATGGTTTCCGAAAATCACGCAGGCATCCATCCGGGCGGTTCGATTCCGCCCCGCCGCTCCAGCCCGAAAGGGCCAATAAAATACACAGGAGGCTAACACCATGGAAAACCCGACCTATCGTATCACAGTAGAAGTCATCGGCGACGAGAAAGACCACGAACTCGGAGATTCCCTGCGGGGGGGGTAGAATGTGACGGCTTCGCTATCATTGCCAACAAAGGCAAGGGCGGAACGACGGCCATTCACGCTATCAGCAACATTGACCTGGCAGCGATCATCGCGGGAAGCGACGAAATGATGGCGGCGTCCGTTATCGCCAAGGCGCTGCGCGAAGCCAGCGACATCACAGCGGATAAACCCGCAAAGATACTGGCCGGAATTCTGGGCGGTATCGGCAAGTAACGACATTCAGGGCAAGACCTCCAATGATAATCTGGCGGCGGGAAAGACCGCTGGCGGCCCGGAAAGACGGGCATCATGCGGCTTTGTTGTATTGGAGCAAAGCACCGCCGGACGGTCGCGCCGTAGGCGGAGCAGGAGCCGGTTCGATTCCGACATGCCGCACCAATTCTCCGTGGACGCCCGGAGGTATAGCTGGACGCTATGGCAACGTGAAGCGCAGTCCGATTCTGCAAACTGGTCATGGTTCGATTCCCCGCCAGTGCTGGTGCAATATCGTTGCCCGCCAGGGACAATGTTCGGATGGGGTAGGAAGTCCTGAACGATCCCCCTCAAGCTGCGATGCTGTAATTGCGGATGTTGACGGAACACCCTAAAGCGCGGCATCAAACCGTATGGCAGCCGGGAAAGACCGGCCCCTATCGGAAGCGCGGAAGTTGAAGGGGTTAAAGGCGCTTCCTTCGGTGAAGCGCAGAGCCAAACGGGGACGCTCACCGGATTTGACCCCAGGTACTTTTGCGGTTT